AGAAGCAGGTAAGAAACGAAGTACGGCATAACCACTACCAGGTTTATCTAGTTCTGGTTTCCATATTCTGTCGTCAGCGGATTTGTCTTTTGATGTTGATTCTTCTGGATTTAGTTTAGACTCCAAAGCTTTGGTAAGTTTATCAAAGTTAGAGTGACTTGATTTTAATGTATTAAAGTCCATTGTATTCTCCGTATGTTTGTATTTGTGTTAGCTGTATAATCGCTATCATTATTATTTATAATATCACAATTGTAGGCGTTTGTCAAGTGCTTCGTATGTGATGTAATGTAGGTTTTTAAACCCATTAAATTCTTCCCATATTATATTAACTTTATCATCATTATTTAAAGGGTTTAATGAATTATTAACTTTATAGAATTGTATATCGGGATTATTAGTGAATATTGTTTTTAATTGATTTATCCATTTTTCAAAATCAGTTTGTTTATTATATGATGCCATATAATGTTTTGTATCTTTATAGATATTGTTTAGATTGCCCGTTGTAGTATTTAAATCGTGTCCTATCAGATATATTTCTTTTGGCTTGTCTATAACAGCTGATACGTATATTGAAGTAGTACCTGCTGAGTATCCATAATCAAAGCCTAGTACATCTGTAATACAAGCTACTTTATCTTCTGTATGTAACCAACTTACATATAATTGAGTTTGATTAACGTATTTTTCTTTGATGATCATTTCATCATTTTTATAACCATTTACAATTTTAGCTACACCTTCTAATTTTGCACCATGCATCACAAATTCACAACTACCCTTTGGTTTGTCATTTTGTTTTATCATATCCCATTTTGTAATTCTGTTTATATCATCTTCTGACATACCCTCATATACTAATGTTTGATAATGTAAATCTGGTATTTTTGTCCAATCTCTAAAAATACAATTGTTATTAATACTATAACCGCTATGATATATTTCGTGCATTATACCGTGATCAACAGATACCAGAACATCTGGAGTAAACTCTCTATAGAGAGCATTACAACCATATATTTTTCCAAATGGTTTTAGTTTATTTAAATCAAAACCTTTTCTACTTTCACCGTTGCCAATACAAAAAACTTTCATATATGTTTTAACCAGTTATATACAGCAATGATCGATATAATTAAGAAATAGAATTGCATTGTGGCTCTTGCTTTGTCTTTATCTTTTAAAGCAATAAACAACCATAATGAAATTGATACTACACATATCAACCATCCTAACCATTGTAATGAAATAATAGCACTAGCGTGTATTGTTGCTGCAGTAATTCCAAAAACACAGGCAATCCATCTTATCATAATTTAAATTTTTCTTTTAATTCTTCATATGTAATGTACTTTAAATTATTATATACATTCCATTCTTTAATAGGTCTATCTACTTTGTTATCTTCTTTAGTTCTGTTTACTTTATAGAATTGTACACGTGGATAACCATATATTAATCCTGCCCATTGTGATATCCAATTTACACAAGGAGTTTCTCCTTCGTTACTTCTTACATAATTAGGTGTATCTTTATATAGATTGTTTACGTTATCATCATAACTAAAAAGATCGTGACCTATTAAGTATAGTTCTTTGATAGTAAAATGATTTTGATTACATGCGACTAAACCTGATGATGCGCCGGTAGACCAACCTTTATCTTTTATTGGTAAATCATCAATACTAAAAGAATAGTCGTTATCTTTTATCCAACTAATGTAAAGTTCTTTAAAATTAATCTTAACATTGGCTCTTTGATTATTGTTTTTTTTATTTTCTAAAATTTGTTTTAAATTACTACCATGCATTACAAATTTACTTGTCTCTGCTGTTCTTTCATTTACAATGTAATTATCTTTTAAGTTCTCTATATCGTTTTTATTTAAACCTACATTAACAATATTATCATATAGATTAGCCTCATATTTAATCCATTCTCTAAAATAAGCAACGTTCTTATTACAATAACCTGATTGATATATTTCGTGTGAAATTCCAGGATCAACGGCAACTAATACATCAGGAGTAAACTCTCTATAAAGAGCATTACAGCCATATATTTTACCGTGAGGTTTTAAAGTATTTAAATCAAAACCTTTTCTACTTTCTCCATTACCGATACAAAATGCAGTAGTAATACCTTTAGGTGGTTGTACATCACCTAAGTCGTTAATATCAACAACTGGAGCATAAGGTTGGCCTGACATATTATCTAAAAATATAATATAAAGTTATTAATGCAACGACAATTCCTACATTAATTAATATTTTTATTCCTGTTTTTTTTAATTCAGATTTTAAACTATTTTTTACTTCCATATGATCCTCCTTAAATTGTTGTGGTGCCCCCATATATGGGTTGAAATTGTTATTAGGTAAATTCGCTCTATTTAATTCTTCAAGTAACTGTTTTAATCTATGATCCATTTATAAAAACCTCCTTCATTATTAATTTACATTGTGTTTCATTATACCTTACAAAAGGTGTATATTTTTTTATCCTTTTGGAGTGGACTGGCCAAACCACTTGTTCAACAATCTGTTTGTCCCAAGACTTACTATAAGATAAAATTTTATTGAAAACGATTGCAGTTTCGTAAGATATTTTTTTTGATAGAACCAATTGAAAAAACCTAGGATGCTGTCCACCAAAAACGCTAAAACCATTATCAAAAGAAAACTGCTTAGCACTAAAGTCATTAGTAATAACGATACAATCGTTTCTAAAATGATACTCAAAAGATTCGTTGCGTTTCTTCCAATCTGTAAAAACATCTTTACCATCTTGATTTGTTAAACTCTTTACCCACTTGTTACTATCAACCAGAAAATTACTAACAAAAAAGCCCAATATATCATCTTTACTGTATCTGGTGCTAAGTTTGTGAAAAAAATATCTATCATTTCTTTTAGTAAATGTATCTAATGTGCAGTTAACTTCACCGGAATATTTATGGTAGTCATAACTATCTGTTGTGAAGTGTAATTTAACTGCAAGGTATGTTTTAAATACATCAAACCCACCATACATTTTATACTCCTGGTAATCTACCCGTCTTAGGTATATAGTTTAAATTTTGAGCCTCTACAGTTATTTTATCTTTAATAGATTTAGATATTAAATTAGCCACAGTGCTAGGGTCTATATCATTTTCCTCGCAGAAAAATAATACAGCATCCATATAAGACAACGTCTTTTTAGATTGTACTAAGTTTTCTATTTTAAGTGAAAATTCTTTAGAGTTCATTACTATAATATATCACAACTATAGGTATTTGTCAAGGGTATTTTTTAATATGCTGAAGTACTCATCTGTGGCATTTAATGGTATGATATATAAAAAGTTTTGTTTACCATTTGTTATATTATACACTAATCCTAATTGATTTTTAATTAAAAAATTAGTATTATTAATTACAGTCTCTGCTTTGTGTTGTAAAGTTTTAAAATTTGAGAATATATCTTCTTTTTCTAATATGTCAAGGTATTTCAAAGTACTTAATATTCCAGGTAATGAAAAACTATAAGTAAACCCGTGATCCCAATTGAAGTCTTTAGGAAGAATTGCATTGACTTTATCATTATAAAGCGTTATTGACAATGGAAAGTATCCAGCTGTGATAGATTTACCCAATGTAAATATATCAGGTTTAATATCTAACGATTTCCATCCTATTACCTCACCAGTTTTACCCCCACCTATAAAGATATCATCTATGATAATTAATACGTCAAAAGTATATCTAATTTGTTCTAATTTATTCCAAAAATCAATAGGTTCTTTCTTTAACCAATTACTCCAAGATCGTGTTTCTACTATAATTGCTGCAACCTGTGTCCAATCAGTATCTCCTAGTTCAAAATTTTTATCTAAACGTATTGTATGTGCATATGGCAGTAAACTATAAAAAGGATTTTCAAATAAAGAATCTCCCAAGTTGTAATTTAAAAATGTACTACCGTGATAACTATTTTTAAAACTAACAATTTTATGTTTGAAGTTATTGCCTTTTTTATAATGATATGCAGACGCTAGTTTAATTGCGCCTTCGTTTGCGTCACTACCTGATAGAGAATAAAAACTTTTGTAACCACCACTGATATCATATAATTTTTGAGATAATTCAAAAGATACATCATTCAGTAATATTTCGTCTGTGTTTCCTATTAATGATTCAGCACATTCTGGTTTATATGTTTTTAATTTACTACAAACATAGTCTATTATATCGTGTCTTTTAAAACCAAGAGTAAAACAACCTTGACCTATACCACTATCAATAATTTTTTGATTATTGATAATAGTTCCAAATTCCCAACTGTCTGTTGCTAGATTTATATTTGTTTGTACACCGGGTATCAACCCTTGTAACATCTTATTGTTCATAATTAAAATTATATAATATCAAATCTAATAGTACTATTTCCTGGTAAACAATAACCTTCTTTACCTAATAATTCTGGTTTATTGCTTATATATGTTTCTTTAACTTTAAATTGTAACTCATCATTTAAATTCCAAAGGTATGCTGTTTTTGAAAACTTATTATTTAAATTTTGATTGTTTGGAGTATCTTTAGTGTAAACACCAAGGACTTCATTATTAAATAAGTATTCTTTTTTCCAATCTATAATATCTGGTCTATCATTTTTTAATACATCATCATAAGTTATATTAGTAGGATTATTTGTTAAAAAATTTTCATTAATGTTTATAGATAAATCATATAATTTATTAGTATTGGGTATATAATTTTCATTAGGTTTTATTTCTATATCATATTGTTCTATAGAATTGAATAATTTTTGTGATGATTTAGCAAACACTATTAATCTAATTGTATTTGAAATGTCAAAATCAAAATCAACTTCAATAGATTTTTGTATATTGTTTGAAGTTAATTGTAATTCTTTATTGCTAGTAAATATATTGTTATTAAAATATATATCAAAATTTGTTTTATAATTTTGTTCTGTTTCAAAAACAATATCATTAGTTAATGTAACTACAATATTTTTATTAGCCATTTATATCTCCGTCGTTTTCTATACTATATTTATATGTGTCTGGCACATCATCTAATACAGGTAATTTCTTATTTACATATGCATCTCTTGTTATAACTTGATGTACAAAATTTGTTATATAATTTTGTCTATTGAATTTAGCCCAAGGTGAGTGTTTTAATTGGCTCATATCTATGTTTTTAGCATCTGGCCATTGTATAATTCTGATCTTATGGCCATCTATATATCCAAACATATGGTACATATTATCGTCACCTTCAGCATTACCACTAATTAAATCGTGACCTAATTCATTAGCAACTTTTTCTATTTCTTTATAATTTGTACTAATAAATGCTGTAGGCTCATTTGGTATTCTACCTATATCACTACCTAATCTAATTCTAAACTGATATCTTTTTTTATTTTTACTATCTCTATAAACTGGAAACGTTTTTATTTCTTTTATAATGTCTATTAAATGTTCATATTTTTCTACAGTATAACCTATATAATGAATTTTAACACCAACATCAATACAATTTTTTATACCTTGTAATTGTTTATTATGTATTTTTTTACCTTGATAAGAATAATGATTTAAACCTATCTCTACAGCGTGTACGTTATGTTCTTTTAATTTTTTTACAAAGTTTATATCGTGTAATCTAACACCATTTGTTAAAAGACTTGCTGTTCTATTATTTGTATTACAATAATCTATTATATCAAATATCTCATCTCTCATTGTTGGTTCAGCACCAGCTAGTATAATGTCTTTAATATCTTTAGGTGCGTTCTTAATGTCATCATATATTTTTAATATATCTAAATCTTTTTTAACATTATTAGGTATATGATAGCAATGAGGACACTTTAAATTACATTTATCCGTAGTTTCTAGCATTAATATTCTACGATAAACTTTATTAGTTTTTTGTTTTAACTTCTCACAAAATTCTGCATCTGGGTCTTGTATAAATTTAAATGGACCGTGTGTTGAGCATTCTTTTTTAATATATCTAATATTATTATCTACATATACTTCAGCAGGTATATGTCTATAGCATATATGACATAACGAATGTGTGTTATATAATTTATTCATATACTGTATCTTTAAATATTTCTACAGCATCTAAAAATTCTAATAGACTACCATCATTTTTTAATAATATAAAACATAATGTCCATCTGCCTTGATCTTTGTTTGGATTATATACAGAATGTAAGTGTCCTACATTTAATAAACTAGGTTTATCTATTACTTTTTCATATACTATTTCACAATCTTCTTCTTCTGCCAATGTGGCATTATCATAGTCGTGAGGTCTATTAGGTATGATATCAGGTTTTTCTGGTGATCCTTGTACAGGATAATGTAAAGTTTTTAAATTTTTTTCATCTTTTATTTTCCACCATCTAGTTAAACTATTGGTTGGTCCCCAAGTAAAATTTAACTTAGTCATATTAGATAGATAAAATGAATCATTATGTATATGAAATTTATTACTAGGTGCAGTATAAAAAGCTTCTAATACTTTTGATATCTTTATATTATGTTTATCACCAAATGGTTTAAACCAATCTAAAAAAGGTTGATATATTTCTTCTGGAGGTACGGCAACAATTTGCCATTTATCGGGTTGAGTATTGAATAATTTTGGCTTTGGATATATAAAAGGTAAGTTAATATATCTATGATAGTTATTCATAATATTATTTATGTGGCCGTTTTAGACAGCCACATAAAGCTTTTCTATAGAAAACTACTTAATGCAGTAAGTATGGCTAAAACAAAAATTATAACTAATGATATGCCTACAAATAATTCATATATAGGGTGATATTCATTATAATTATTTTTTACTGCTTTTTTAGCTTTACTTATCCATTTGCTTTCGCATATGTTATACGGTATCATTTACTTTCCTTTCAAATTTGGAAAGAAAGCCTTTACTGTATTTTGATATGCTTCAGCATAAGGTTTTGCTAACTCTTGTGCTTTTTCT